CCGCAGAAGAGCTTAACAAAGATATGGAACAAACAGAATGGCACAAGCAGCACGTTGCACGGGCAGAGCAAGCGGAATATGAAGACCGCTGGGGGAAAGAAGACGAAGCAGAAGATGTTGTCAACAATCCTGACCACTACAACACTGGCGCAATAGAATGTATTGACGCAATAGAATCATCTATGTCCGGTGAAGGTTTTAAATCTTATTGTAAGGGTAACGTGCAAAAGTACCTTTGGCGCTATGAAATGAAAGGCAAGCCAGTAGAAGATCTTCAGAAAGCACAATGGTACTTGGCAACTCTGTTAAATTTTGTAATATTTGAAGATGGCGAAAAATAATGAGTAGCGGAAGAACGCACGGGGGCAAAGGTTCAAAAACTCGCCCTACAGACGCAAAAAAGTATGCAGATAGCTATGATGCTATTTTTGGAACAAAGAAAGAAAAAGCTGCTACTGCTTTTGATTCTTTACTTAAAACACCAGATCAAATTTTGGAGAAAGACAATGACAGCAAAAGCTAAAAAGAACAAATACAAGCCAAAGCCAAAAGGTAAGCCTAATGGCAAGTAAGAAAAAGATTACTGTAGCGCAAGAAGTAGATAAGGCTGCAAAGCTACTTCAAAGGCTAGTCAGGTTAAAAGCATCAGACGACAATGGTTATTGCCAGTGCGTTACCTGCGGGAAGATAGACCATTATAAAAACATGCAAGGTGGGCATTTTTATAGTCGTAGGCACATTATCTTTAAGCTTTTTGAAGCTAACATTAACCCACAATGCGCTGGCTGTAATATGTTCGGCATGAAAACTACGAAGATACAAGAAGCTTATCGTATTTACATGGAGGACATTTATGGATCACGCAGGATACGGGCAATGCAAAGATTAGCTTGGAGAACTGCACCAAAATTTAAACGTAATGAAGTAATCAAGTTTGCTAGGGACTTAAAAGAAAGAATTAAAGATGAGGAGTATCGAATAGGAGAGGTAAAATAATATTGATTTTAAGTTAATCTAGTGTTATTTTATTAATAAATCATAAACAAAGAGAGAGAAGATAATGAGCAAAGCAAAAAAAGTGGATAAACTGGTCAGAGAAGCAAACAAAATAGCCGATAAGCATTTAAGCGAAAACACTATAAATTGGAAAGAATGCTTAATTGCGGTTATTGTCGTTTTCTTTATATTTATGTTTATTTTTTCTAGCGGTAAAGCCGAGGCATCTTGCTCATACAGGATGGATTCGCTTGGCAACACCAGCTATACATGTTCAAGTGGCCAGAACGGAACTTTGCGTACTGACGTATTAGGTACTACCCGTGACAGCAGGACTGGCACTACATGGCGAACCGATGTTTTAGGGACAACTAGATCTTCTGACGGGACAACATATAGAACTGATGTTCTTGGCACGACTAGAGGGTCAGACGGCACTACATGGCGAACTGATGCGCTTGGTACGATGCGAAGCAATAACGGCACTACCTGTAGGACTAACGCTTTAGGTACGATGCGCTGTAATTAAGATCAAGGTTTCCCCTGACCTTTGAAGTAGGATTGGCCCACCTATGATCGCAACGGGCCACTTATTTATTTGAAATAGGGGGTGAACAATGAGTTAACTTTTTATAACCTAGCGTGCCGTTTAACGGGAGACGCAGGACTGCCCACCTGTACGCGGAAAAGGGCTTTTAATTAACAAGCAGGGGATTAAGTAATGAGTGAAATACTGCGAAACATGATGCGTACACCTGATGGAACCATGTTGCACTCAGTTCATCGCCACGACTACAGAGAACATCAGGACGCTAACGGTAAAGTGTATGTGTTGGATGGTGGTCTTGATTATGTGAGATGTTCTGCCCACGGTGACGAAGAGATGTTTACTCTTATGTCAGACGATAGCCATGAAGTTATTAGGGAAGTAGTAACGTGGGGAACATACGGCAGAGAAGGAGACCAGCTTATTACGCACGTTAAAATTGCTGATATGGACACAGAGCATTTACAAGCCTGTATAGATGGGATGAGGCGCTACCCACGACCAGCCATGTACAAAGTAATGCAAGATGAACTGGAGTGTCGAAATGAAAGTTAAGATGTACCCACTGATAGAGCAAATAGTCGAGCAAGGTGCAGAGGCAGGTTATAACAGGGCGCACAAGCACACTGATACCCCCGATGAACATACAATAACAAACTGCATTAGTGAATACATAATGAATGGCTTTGATGAAGCATTTGAGTTTGATAAAGAAGAGTAACCCATATCATTTATGGTATGACTTCCATAATAACCCTGCATTTCCGATCATATCCGATAGTCTTTATACTCCCCGCTTAGTTGGTAGTTTTACCCCGTTAACACTTTTAGACACCAATAATTCGCACATCAACGCACTTTCAGCAGGGAATATCCGTGATATACGCAATAGCAGTAGTTTTACTTGGCCTGTCAGCCATAGCAATAGAAGACCTAAATAAAGACTCCTAGCGGGGTCTTTTTAGTTTCTGGACAGCCAAGACTGTATTTTAGCCTGATTCATCTGTTTAAGACCTTCAAAGTTAGGCTGCACATTCATTAGCGTTAACTCATCAAACCTCTCAGAATCAAATTCAGTACCTATTAAGTGCTGCCAGATGCGCTTACCCATCTTGTTTATATCTTTAAAGTCTATGTGCAGACCTTTTATCTTATCTAGCTCGTCAGCATCCGATTGCGAGACTTGAAAACGGCCTAATGATGCGTTGATTTCACTTATTGGTCTATGGATTATAAGTTTTTTGGCTGGATGAGCGTTTAACTTACCGCCCAAGAAGCTGTAAATGGCAGTGTCAGCAATGCCAAAGGTCTTTTTACAGGTGTACTGGTTTAATTCTGGGAAAGTATACTGAGAAAGTGGGTCATGCATGCAAAATGTAGCTGTAGTGGTTAGCAAGTTAGCAAGCCATGTAGTTCTTGATCTGGGCAATCCAATTACCATAAATTCAATCATTGATAACTAGTATGACCACATAGCAGGACTAAAAAAACCTTCGCTTTCCGTACAAGCATCAAGATGAATAAACTTCCCACTACCTTTTTGTTGAACGCCAATTCTTTTAATGCCGTGCTTTTGGGCCACTCTAATAACTTCTAAAGCCTTTTTTCCTGAACACAACACATCAACCGCCTTACCGTGTGCGTGAGCGCCTACAATGCTTTTGCGAGCTTCTATGGGGTGTAATGGACATCTGTAAGCAGAAGAGATAGCAAATGGAAACCCACACTCTTTACGGATAGCATTAAGGGTGGCCAGAAAGCCAAGGTCAAAATTAATTGTATTACACCCGCATTTGCAGGTTAATTCTTTAGCGGTAAAATATTGTGTATTTGTCATTTCCCTTTTCCCTTTACTCTCTCAACAGTTCTAAGCGAGCCAAGACCAAGCATGCCCATCAATACGGGTAGCATTGTAGAGGTATCGGCCTGGGGTATGTCTACGCCAAGTCCGGCAGCTAATGGAGAAATTAGGAAGTTAACTCCGAAACCTAATACGCAAACCCATCCAGTAGCGGGTCGCCATCCAGATTGAAACCAGTTTCCTTTAGAATCTTCGGTGTTGAGTTTAATCTGAGCAAGTGCAATTTCCTGCGCGTGGTTCTCTGACATTGTTGCCAGTTCGTGCGCGATCTTTTGCTTGGTGTCAGCATCTGGGATAAACTTATCCAGAAGCTTAGTGGCTGGCCCTATTAGACTACTTAGCATCTCGACCAGTGATCTCCTTAACGGTGTCTGATTCCCATATTCTAATGGCGAACCAAAGGATGGCAAACAAGCTAGATACTGGGGGAAGCCATGCTCCTAGCGCAAGTAGAGCGGTTGATCCTGCGGCTATGTCTAAAGCTTCTTTACCAGATTCTATCATTTTAATATTCCAAGTCAGTTTGAAAGATTATACATCAATTTTCTTTCACCAAAATAGCTTCCATAAACATAATTGCTAAAATAAGATTGCGCCGCCGCTGAACAGTTGTAAAGCTCCTTGCCATTACTAAGCGCAGCTTTAATAAGCTTAAACGCAACATTGGCGGCAGCAATCTCGGCTAACATTTACTCAGACGCTTTTCGGATGTCAGCGGCAATTCCGTCAACAAACGTAGCAGACCCAACGCCAATACCTTTAGCGGTATCCGTAACCATAGATTGAGCTGAATCAATTGTGCTGTCTACAATCATCTGTGAACCGTCTACTGCTGCGTTAAAGGTGTTACAGCCCATAAAAGCAAATGGTAATGCTAATAATAAATATTTCATTTTTGTTTCCTTTTAGTTAAATAGTTTCGGAATCTAAAGATTCCTGTATACAAAGTTTTGTTCTAGCTTCTGTTGCAGCTAAGTCTGGGTTTCCACCATTATAAATAACAGGGCATGAAAAATAATTAGAAAGACCTACTGTTTCATAAGTGCCAGATATTCTAAGTTGACCTTCAGCA